AGAGAAAAGCAACTAAGAAGAAAGGATTAAGGGGATATTAATGATTGATACTATAAAAGTAACTTGTGCAGGAATGGGAAGTTGTTGGATTAATTGGATGGATTTAGTTCCTGAAGTTATTAGTATGGCAGTTGGTTGTGCTACATTAGTTTATTTAATAATAAAGATAGTAAAGGAAGTTAAAAGTAAGTAAATTATAGTATGAATATTGCAGAACATATAGCTTATTTGATAGGCGATTCAAAAAGAGAAGTAGTACTTGATTATGAAAAATATATACCAAATGTAATTATATTAACTCAAGGAAATAATGAGATTGTATATACAAAACCTACTGCTTTATTATCTGAAATAGAACACCCTGAAGGAGTAGTTCAGATTGTAGGACAAGGACTTGCAGCTACTTATAGTCCTTTTCTTGGATGGGTAGGTAATTTAGAATCTTTAGAGCAAGGAAATGTATATACTATAGGATATGAAGGTGAAGATGTAGATGCTACAGAATCTTACTCACTTGTTTTAGATATACCAATAGGTGTTATTAAACAAAATATATTAGAATCTTGGATTAAAGGTTCTATTGTAAAAATATCTAAATTGATGCCCTCTAACTTAAAATTACATATGACTGCTAGTAAATCATTTACAGCTGGTCAATATACTAGCTCAGAATCTACTGCTAAAGGTATTGATTTAAACATAATAGATAGTAGTGATATTATTGCAGTAACTAGATGGGATGGTGATATGCTATACGATTGTAGGCAAATACCATTACATATGAGAGCTAAAGCTAGATTTGGAAGTGGATTTTTAGAAGAATGTTCAGAAACAGACCCTATCTATTATGTGACAGATAATTTTCTAAGTGTTGAACCATCTCCAGAGGATACTCATTCTCACGAGTTAGATGGATTCTGTACAATAGATTATGTATCATATCCTTCTGTAATAGCTACTGATTTAACTATGAATGATGTTCCATTTGATATGCAAAATATAATACTAATAGCTACTGCAGCTAAATGTAAAAAATATCAAATACATTCATTGAAAGTTCCATCAGCACCTGTGTTAAATTCTAATTTTAAGGTTGTTAATTTAAATAACCCTGATACAGTAGATGCTATAGAAAAGGCTCAACAATTAGTAGATAATTATTCTGGTGATTCATTTAAAGACTTTTTATCAGAAGAAGATATAGATATGGCAAAGACTGCACTAACAGGCTCAGCAGCTCAATTAGAGATAGCTAAAACTGAATTAGCTGAGCAAGATAAAGCAGCCTCAGAATATCTCTCGGAATATTCACAGAATATAGGTAAATTCACTCAGGAAATTTCTAGCTATGTTCAGAACTATAAAAAGTTTTCTACAGAGTTAGATATGCTTCAAGCTGAATATCAAGAATTAATATACTCTATGAGAGGTGAATTGCCTAATAAAAAGCAGCTTAAAGATACAGAAAGAAAATTAGAAACTATTAAAAAAGTAGTACAAAGGAATTAATGGAAGTAAAAGACATAATATCTCAAGTTGAAGGATTGTTTGGTAGAAAGCCAAATAGGTACTTAATGCAGATTATAAATGATGGTCTTATGGATATTGCATCTAAAAGATTAAGTAACGAAGATACTGCAGTTACAGACTTATTAGAAGGTCAACGATATTACGAGATGCCTCCAGGATTACTTAAAATAGTAAGTGTAGAAGTTAAGCAAGAAAATACAGATGGAGGTTTAGAATTTGCTCCATTGCAAAAAATAGACAGAACTGCTATATCTATTGGGGATGAATCTTAATGTTAAAAGATACTGCTAAAAAGTTATTATGGTTTATTGATGAAGAAAGAGTTGGTGTTGTTGAAAAGAATGAAGCAGAAGATGCAACAGGGAAGATTATAAAAGAATTTAAAAGTCCTACTATAAGTGTAGGCATGGGTTTAAGAATACGATATAAGGCTAATTACAGGCCTGTATCAAAGATTACAGATGATTTAGATGCATACTCTAATTTACATGAAAGTTTGCACCCAGCATTAGTATGTTATGTAAAAGCAAGAATGTATGAAGATTTAGGTGATATAGAAAAATCACAATATTTTAGAAATATGTATGAAGTAGCAATTAGAAAGTTTCCAGACAGTAGAGACCCTGGTGGAATCATAAGACAATATTTTAAGTTCTAGGAGGAACGAAATGGGCAAGAATAAGAATTGGTTTATAGAAAGTACAGTTGAGGCTGGTGAAGTAGTCATCAATGATGGTGGCTCCTCAGTTGACTTTCGTATAGAAGGAGACACAGATGCTAATCTGCTGGTTACAGATGGTAGTGCTGATAGAGTTGGAGTTGGAACTAATGCTCCAAGTTCAAAGTTTGAAGTAACATCTGATACTATAGGAGAATTATTAACAGTATCTAATCATAATGTATCATCATCAATGCCTGCAGAAATGATACTGCAAAAAAGTCGAGGAAGTAAATTAGCTCCTGGGACAATGGGTGATGGTGATGAAATAGGTCAAATATCTTGGAAAGGATATGATGGCAGCAGCTATGATGAACTTGCCTACATCAAAGTTGATTCTACATCTGTTTCTAGCGATACCTCCAAAATGACTTTACATTCAGATAAATTTGTCTTAGACACAGGTACTTTACAATTTGGTTCTGCAGGTCAATCAGTTTCTGAAATATCTCTTACTTTAGATGCTAACTCTACGGACAATCAATTATGTACAGCAAAAGCAGCATTTACTGCATTATCAGGTGGAGTTGTAGAGTTTAGTAATTTATCTGGTGCTGTAGCAGTTGTTGATTCTACAGTAGCAGGAAACGTAGGTAAAGTATTTTATTTATCTGGACATTCTAGCAACGGAACATTTTCACCTTCTATATTAGAAGCAGATAATGCTAGAGTGCATGTAGGTGGAGATGTTGACACTAATTATGTATTTAAAGTTACAGGAGCTACTGGATTAGTAGGAGCTACAACAATTACTGGAGCAACACAAGTTACTGGAGCACTTACAATAGGTGTTAATGATACTGGTCATGATGTTAAATTATTTGGAGCTACTGCTGGTAAGTATATGCTTTGGGATGAATCTGCAGATACTTTACAATTAGGTGTTGATGATACTGGTGTAGATTTTATAGCATATGGTGCAACAGCTAGTAAAAAATTACATTGGGATGAATCAGCTGATAGTTTGTTAATACATGGTGGAGCTGAGTTAGGTCAAGCTGATGGAGATATATTAAAAGTTCATGGTATGTTTAAACTATATGACAACAATGCAACATTTAAATTATATGCAAACAGCACATCTCAAGCTAATGACATATTCCAAATTTATGACAAGAATGATGCATTGGCATTATCTGTTGAAAATGATGGAACAATAGAAGCACAAAGTGTATTAAAATTTACTACAGGGTATCTTAATAGCATTCAAGTAGATGATATGACATTTGGATGCTCATCAGGAAATACAGTATTAAACTTTGATAACACTGGGGATGGAGGTTCTTTTGCTATACTTAAAAGTGTAACTACATCATTCAGTATAGACAATAGTAGAAATATAAGTTTAATGGGAGTAGACGATTCTTGGAAGTCAACTACTCAGCTTAAATTAAAAACTCCTAAAGTTATAATAAATGATGTAGCAGATAGTGCATCAACTGGAGTTGTAGAAGTTGCTAAAGTTACTACAAGCACAGGTAACTTAACATTAGACTCTAATGGAGGGACTGTTACTGTAGATGACCATTTAACAGTTACTGGAGATATAAGTGTTACAGGTTCTAATAACTTTTCATCAACAACAAGTACTAGCTTTAATGTAGACTCAGGTGCTAAGAACTTAGGATTTAAAGCAATAGCAATGAGTGCAGCTACAACATCTCCTTTAAATAATGTTGATAAATGGATTGCACCAGTAGATGCTACAGGAAATGTAAATACAGCAGGTCTTTTAACTAAATACATAGCATCTGATGATGACATATATATTAGCACTAAAGACAATGGAGATGATATTTTCCTTACTCCTAATCATAATGCAGATGATGGAACAGTTTATGTAGGTCATAGTGCAGCTAAAGGAGCTAGTTTGCATGTCTATAACAATGCAACGGTAGCAGGTGATTTGACAGTTACTGGTAGCATAAATGGAACAATACAAGTTGGCGGTACTACTGGAGATTCATTCCAATTAAATAGCGATGGTACAGGAGCAATGCTTGTTAACGATGGAGATATAGTAGCGTTTACAGAAGATGATGGCTCTACACTACAACATATACATGCAACAGGTATAAAGTTAGATGATACTACTGGAGCTTCTAGTATTTTAAATCTAGAGTCTTATGGACAAGAGATAACATTAAAGCCTGGAACTGGCTCAGCTGGACAAAGATATGTAGAAATAACAGGTACTATCTCTGCTTTAGGAGAAGGTTCTGGAGCTACTACATATAATAGAATTACTGGTGCAGGTACTAAGATGGGTAAATCTAGTCATAGTGATTTTGCATTAACTTCTGGTTTAGGTGCAGGTGATGTAGCAATATATGGTAATAATCATACATTTGCTTCAGATGCTAGTGCAGATGTAGTTTATTTAAAAAATGGACACTTTGTATTTGGAGCTCATAATCTTGCTGGAACTGGAGCATCTGCATCAGGTAAAGCAGCATACTTTTATGGAACATCTGGAAGCAGTAGTATGGCTTGGTCTCAAAGTAGTAATCAGCTTACAATTGTAAATAATGATGGAGCAGGAAATGGAGCTTTTGTTGTTTCAAACGGAGATGTTAAATTTGGTACTGCTAGTAATGATAATACAAACTTTAAAGTATATGGTAACCAATCAGCAGCATTAATAGACTCTGATGCAGGGAATAAAACTGTAACATTTGGTGGTGGAGTATTAAAAACACCTACAGTTAAGGATGCAAACTATACTTTACTTGCTACTGATTCTGGAAGTCCTATAGCTATAAAAAATAAAAGTTCAGATAGTACTTACACATTACCTGCTGTAGCTAATGGCTTAAATTACAAGTTTATGATAGTAGAAAGAACTGGGGCATATGATATAAATATAGTTACACCTTCTCAAACAAACTTTTTCTTTGGAAGTGTAATTCATATAGATACAGATAATTCACAAGCAGTCGTAAGTTCTGATAATAATAGTAATAATAAACTAAATATGCAACTACTAGACCCAGGCAGTATCATTGAAGTATCTTGCGATGGAACAAATTGGTTTATATCTGGATATGCTGTTTCAACAGAAACACCAGGATTTAGTGATGTATAAAAATAATAACAGGGAGGTCTTAAATGACTGAGAAGCTAAAAAAAGAAGAAGCAAAAGAAGAAACGAAACCTTTAACAAATGCTGAAAGACTAGAAGGTCTTCGAGCTCAACAAGAAAGATTGAAAGAGACATTTCTAAAAGTACAAGGTGCAATAGAGATGTTAGAAGCATTAGAATCAGAGGCTGAATAATGATTTGTCCACATTGTAATTCTTCAAAGATTTACAAGAGAGGAAGCAGGATAAGAAATAGTGGACATAAGGTAAGAGAGTTTTCTTGCAAAAAATGTAAAAAATGGTTTACAATTCATATGAATGAAAACCAAGTTACTGAAGATATAGAGCCAGGTCAAATACTCTCACTCTCTTATAAAAAACCAATAAAGCTCCATTGTGCTACAGATGTGCATCATGGGGCTTCTGAGCATCATTGGGAAAAATTTGATGAATTTATTGAAGAAGTAGATTCAGACCCAAATGCTAGATGGTTTATGAATGGTGATAATATAGAGCTTATACCGCCTAATTATAAAATAAGTCAAAGGGGTCAAGACATGGAACCTGATGACCAGCATATAACTTTTATTAAAAGAGTTGAAAAGATTGCTGATAAGCTTCTATTTGTCAGAGGTGGTAACCATGACATGATAAGGTCTATCAATCTTCTTGGTGTAGACATATCTAAAGTAATGGCTGATAGTCTAAAGGTACCATACTTTAAACTGCCAGGATACACTCAAATAGAGATAAATGGAAAGAAGTGGAATCTAGTATCAGGACATGGTAAAGGTGGTGGTAAAAACGGAGATTTAGAGCTTGATAAAATGGCTGCTATATACACAGATGGAGATGTATTTATGTTAGGGCATAACCATCAATTATATGCTAAACCTATTGATAGCCTAAAAATAGAAGATGGAGAAGAAAGATTGCATCGCAGATGGTATTGCAGGGGCGGCTCTTTCTTAAAATATGCTGAATATGCTAGATACGGATTCTTTGGAGTTGCTCGAACAGGTTGGGTAACTATGGAGTTTTCTGAGGATGGTATAAAAGCATGGGAAAACTAAAACAATACAGGCCATATAAATGGTGGCTTGATAAACTAGGAGAAGAAGATGGACTTCAAACAAATGGTAGTGGAGTATATTTTCAACGAAGAAACAAAGGCAAAAGTAATAAAGGAATTGAACGACAATATAAACATTCCGATATTAAACGAAAAAACAGAAGCTAAAATTTTTGAAGCTATCTGGGAGTCTGTTGAATCTATATTGAAAAAAGTTATCCTCAAGTAGGATACTCGGTCGTTAGGGTAGGGGTGGGCAAAAAACTTTATAAGACTTATCTTAGAGAGCAGGTTAAGTACTGGAAAAATAATTTAGCTAAAGCTAATAACGATAAAGAAAAATATCATGCAGAAGTGATATTAAATAGATTTAAAAATTTAATGAAAGAGCATAGTGGCAAATAAAATAAAAGAAATAAAGAATTTTTTTTCAGGGATAATCTCTAGCTTTTCTTCAAGTGACATTAAAGATGATGCAGCTTCGTATTCATCTAACATTGATTCTGTAAATAAAGATGGTGTATTAAAAGGCATAAAAGGTTCTTCTATTGTTGATATTCCAGTAGAAATAGATGCTAATATTGCAATTACATTAGAAGCAGAAGATGATAAATTTGACTTAATATATATTGATGCTGAAGATGGTGCTGTTAAAATAATAGAAGATTTGTATGGAAAGAAAACAATTACATCTCCAGCTAATGCATCTTCTGTAGGATTTCCAGCTCAAACTATAGAGGCAAAGAATGATAAAGTATATGTAGGCTATGGTAAATCTATTTCTCCTAAAATTTTATACAAAACATCTCATAAGCCATTTAGCGAAAATGATACTAATGGAAATGTATGGAGATATGAAGATAGCTCTGTTTATGATTCTAACTTGCTAAATTCTTCTTTTAATATAGACAGATTTGTTGGAGTTAACTATCAAAATGACAGTACTATGAAATCAGCTATTGGAATTAGATATGACCATAAAGATGTATATTTTATAAATTTTAATGGAATATTTAGCGATGCAAAAGATTTATTTGATTTATCTTCTGGTTCTAAAATATCGTTAGGAACAAATGAAAATGGCAAAGGGAAATTACAAGGAGCAGCTTGCGATATATGTCAAGCAGATGTTTCTGATTATCAAGCAGAGCATGGTGATGGAGAAAGTTCTGATTATAAATTTTGGGTTTTATCAAATGCATCTGTAGATAGTGAGTCAACTAATAATTTTACTCAAATACATAAATTTAAATTAGATGAAAATCCATCAGCAGGAACTGAAAATGGAGCTATATCAAATGCAGATTCTGGTCCTATAACTGTATTATTTGAAGAAGATTCTCCTCCACCTGGTGCTGCCCCTGGTTCTATATTAGAAACAAAAAATCATGTATGGATATCTTATTGGAAGCCAAATGGAGATAAGTTTTCAAGAGATGAGCATTTTTTATTTTGCTGTCATAAAACTAAAATAGGTAGTACTACAGCTGTATTTAAAAGTAAAAGTTTAATTTATGACAATATAAAGAAAAAGAGTATTCGATTTACACTTGGATGGTTCAGTAATGGATTGTTTGAAAAATATTTCTATAATTCAGACCAAGACTGGGAAAGTTTAACTAAAACAGATTGGAGAAAAGGAAAAGAAAGCTGGGGCGACAAAACATCTTCAAGAGGAAATCATGAGTATTCAGGAATATGGTATGATGGAGCTAAAGGCATTACAGTAGAAAGACATGGATTAATACCATCTCCATTAATGTTTAATGAGCATAATAGTCAAGAGTATTATTTAGAAGACAATCCAGATTTGCAATTTGAAAATGATACTGAATGGGTAGGACTTGTTGGTCATAGTGACCCTGCATTTATTAATATACGTTCAGCATGGCAGTATAGAGTTCCAGGAGGAACATTTAATAGTAGTTATCATAAATTAAGAGCTGCTGATGATGGTGGAAGTGGTAGTGATTTAGAAGGTGGAAATGGATTTATTCAAGAGTTTTTAAATAATGTAATGGCACATTTTAGTTTTATAAATGACTTAATTGTAACTTTACATCCAGGTGTTGCTATTCTATTTCCTAAGAAAATTTTTGATAAATGGTGGGATAGAATTTGGGGCGGTAATAGTGTAAATTGGTATTATAATGGTAAATGTTTTGAGACTGGATATTTAAAACATTTTGTTATGAATATATCTTCTGAACACAATCCAACTAAAAAATTAAATTTAAATAATGGTGCTCAAATACATATAAGAGAATTATATGGATGGCCTGAAAATTTAAAAATAAATGCTGTGAGATATTTTTATAATAGATTGATGATAAGTGCAACAAATCTAGAAGAAAATGATATTACTAGAAACTCTATGTTTATTATGTATGATACTTCTCAAACTAATGTTGCAATGAAAAATCCTACACAAACTGCTATTTTAGATGAAACTGATTCTAATCTTGGATTAACTGCAGATGAAAGAGAACAAATAAAAATACCTGATACTTATAAAGATTATGGAAGTACAAAGGAGCCTAGAGATAATAAAATTCTTCAAGCTTGGTTACCTATAATAGATGTTAATCAAGCAGAATTAGCTGACTATGGTTACTTATGGGGAGAAGAAACAGGTCAAGAAATTTACCCTAATGTTGATGCTAGATGGTGGGCAAATGAAGATGTTTCTCCTCCAATTAATACAGACTATTTAGTTAATAATAATATTGCTGGAGATATATATTCTACTGCATCTGCTACATTTAATATTATATCTCATGGCCTTTGGGATGGTAGAAAAAGTAATAGTTCTACTTTAGGATTATCGAGCATGCCTACTCCATTTAGTCATATAGCATTTACATCTACAGAAGGTCCATTTAATATATCTAAATTTAATTTTCTATGTGTTACTAATGATTTATCTAGTCAATTTAATGTTTATGCAAGTTCTCAATTAAATCTTCCAGAATCTTCAGAATTATTATATCCTGAAGAAAGTAAAAGCATTATATCTTTAAATCAACAACCTAATTCTAGTAATGATGAAAATGTAAAGCAATATTCTTTAGACTCAAAACAATTATCATTTAGAGTAAAATCTCATGCATATTCAGGTAGTGGAGTAGCTCCATTTATATTTGATGCTACTATAGGAAAAGAATTATATAGATATAAAGTAAATTTTGTTTATGATGGATATCAAGACTCTCCATTATCAAATCATTACACAGAAGTTAATATTACAGATACAAATGTAAGACATGATGGAGCATCTGATGGTTCTAATATAACAGCTTCTTCATTAGCAATAACTTTAAATTTACATAAACCTGAATATATTTCTAGAAGAATTACCCATGTAAGAATTTGGAAGTCTACAGTAAAAGTAAATAGTTCTGATACAGATGATTGGTTTAGTGTTCCATCTGCATACACATTAGTAGACACAATACCTTTAAATTCTTCTTGGGCAGTAGGGGATGAAGCTATATTTGCTTATAATGAATCAACTGCAGATACTAAGTTAGGATTAGTGGCATCGTATACTATTATTGATAGTGGCTATATAGGACCTAGTTATGAAGCTTATACAGGTATTCCAGAAGCTATAAAAGTAACACAACCTAACTATAGGTTATCTACAAAATTAAATGGCTTTTTATATATAGCAGATTGTAAGCATCCATCATTTGAAGATGCATCTAATTTAGTATTTAGGTCTCAGCCAGATAAATTTAATATATTTGACTGGACTAGAGATTATGTTTCTATCCC